ATCTTTTGTTTCTTAACTGCTTCCATAGTATTACTTCTAGAAATATTAGGAGACGTAAGTCCTAGAACTCTATCCAACTTAGTCTTGAGTTCGTCATAACTCTTGAAATTCTTAGGATCAACAACTACTAACAAAGAATGTTCACCCTTCCAAATTTGTTCCATTTTATCATCGTCATCAAACAGTGGTGCTGCTGAATCAAATTCAGACAAGTCATAATTTTGATAACCATCAACCTTACGAATCTTCAACTTAAAATTAGCTCCAGACCAAAAATCAAAAGGATCAATAGGCTTCTCATCCTCAAACTGAGGATTCATTGCCTGAGTAATCTTTTCCATAATTTTCTTTCCGTAACGAAAAAGTCGAATAGTTCCTTCATTTTCGGGATTCTTAGCATCCTTTACAACATAAATGTTTGAAACATAATGAAGGCGACGCTTTTGCTTACGAGCAAGATCCTTATTTGCTTCAATACCAGATGACCACAATTCTGAATTATAGTCAGATAGCGGATCAGACTCGCCAAAAGTGGTTCTGCTTTTTTCGATATACCAACCACCCTTTCCTTGAAATCCATGATCATAATATTTTACAAACGGCAATCCATCATCACCATCTTGGGGTGGTGCTGGAAGAAATCTGATAATTGAATAACCATTACCACTCTTATCGAGTTCGGGTTTCCAATACTTTTCTTCTCCGTCATTGTAGTTACCTGGAGAATTTAATGATTCAACCGCCTTAGATAACTTCTCAAGAGAAGAACTAGACGAACGCTTTAGATTTGCAAAACTTGACATATTTTATACCTCTTATTAACAACTTAAAACAACTTATCCACAAAAATCATAATATCATCTATATAGTCAACGCATTTTTACCTCTCTAATCAATATCTTTTTCATCCTATCAATATCATAATTCATAAACGAACGATATTTAAAATATCTATCTCTATTCTCTTCCCATACCATATCGTTTTCCATACATTTATCCCACCTATCAAAAAATTGTATCACACCATCTAATATTAGTAAAGTGTCTACTGAAGTTTTTTCTTGTAAAACTTTCCGTAGTAAGATAGGGTAAGAATTTTTACATATAATCAATTCTTTTAATTCATATTCTGTCAATAGTTCGCATATTTCGTTTTTAAAACAAGAACTTAATGACTGCATTCTCTTTTTCCAATTCATAAAAACATCTTCTGCATCTTGAGACAGGAGATCTCCTATCCAAACTTTTGGATTTTCAAATAAAGTTGAAATATAAAAATATTTTAATTCGTTTTTATATTTTCTTGCTAGTTTGTCGAAAACGTAATACTGGTTTGCGGGAATTTGTTTGACTCTTACATGAAAATTATAAGTTACTGCATTATATTGCTTAGACGTATAGTGTGTTTTTATAGCATAATAAAGAATAGATGCTTTATCTGCATTCATTTTTAAAATGGAAGAACTGGATGTTTCTCTATTAGATTATCTCTCATTGCTTCTTCTGCAATTTTTGCAACGATTGATGGGGTAATTAATTTTGCCGCAATATCGATTTCTAATCCTATTGCCTCGGAATATTCTGTAATCGCTTCAATATAAGAAATATTGTCTTGTTCTACAAGACTTATAATTTTCTTGGAGAATTTTTCTTTCTCTTCAACATTTGGACTAATCATAAATCCTCACTATAAAATGCCCCTCTTAGGAGGGGCGGTAACAATTAATTTAACACTTCAAGCAAGACTCTTGCAGTCCCTCCCATTCCAATTGCATTTTTTGCTGCTTGAGAAAGATCGATAATTCTTCCTCTTACATGCGGTCCTCTATCTGTGACGCGAACAAACACAGAACGACCATTGTTTAAATTCGTCACTTTTACTTTTGTTCCAAATTTTAACGTTTTGTGAGCAGCAGTTAAAGAGTGGGTATTAAATGCTTCTCCTGAAGCAGTTTTTCTGCCTTGGAATTTCCCACCATACCACGAAGCAACACCAATTTCAGCATTTACATTAGAAACAAATAAAAATAACGAAAACAAAATTGAAATAAATTTCATCATGATTTTTCTCCTCTACGACCATTTCTGGTCTTGAATTTGATGATTTTTTGACTACTTTTAAAAAGCAACCCTCATCAGGTTTAAAGAACATTATACACCATTTGACGAAAAAAGTCAAGGGTGTTTCTTATTTATACATTAACAATCTTTATGATAAAATTTATAATAATCTTTAATCTTTTTAACGGTTTTTGGAATATATTCTTTCGGCTTTTTCACAAAAACTTGGTTTTCACCATCTTCCACCGATATAAGAATGACTATATTCTTAGCAACTATTCCAGTTAATTCAGCATAACACAAGCTATAGAAACATGCCTGAATAAAGTAATCCTCGATCCATTCCTCATTTTTTTCTCTTTGACTAGTTTTAAAATCTATGGTAGATAAATTTCCTTCATAATGTGCTATAGCATCAACGCGCCCAGCACACTTAAGTTTATCAGAATAAAGTGGTGCTTCTAAGAAATGTATATCTGATATTTTATTTAATAACGGTTTAAATTGATAAAATGAGTATAAAGTATCAGGCATATATTTGGATTTATCAATTTCTTCATTCAAAAGATATTGTTCGCAAATAGAATGTAGCTTTTTTCCACGAGAAGCTGCGGTTCTTGTTATTCTATTTGCTTCTTCTTCACCAACTCTTTGCCTCCATTCCATCAATGCTGGTTTAGGAAATGCAGAAAGAACAGAAGTTATTGAAGGGTAATGTCCAGAAGGTGTTAGATAATATCTTTTACCATCAACATTTTCTGTTGTAAGGTCAAGAAGTTGCTTTGGAGGACAGAAATTGAAAATAATATATTACTCAAAAAAAAAAGGAAATCCTTTTCCTTATATCATTCCATTAAAAATTATTTATATTCCTAAATTTTCTTTAGCAATTAAAAATTCCTTAACTAATCCTGATCTTACTATATCATTAATAGTAAAATCAACTATCTCGAAAGAATACATTGCATTAACGATTTTTATGAAATCATTAAATCCACTTATTTCTCTTCTACCATCTAAATCAGTTTGTTTGAAGTCCCCAGAGAAAAATATTTTTGTGTTTTTACCACAACGAGTGATAATAGTTGAAATCTCATGTAAAACCATATCTTGACATTCTTCAACTATTATTAGAGTGTTATCATATGTAGTTCCTCTAATATAACTAGTAGATTGAAATTCTATAAGTTCTTTTTTCTTTAAAATTTCATACGCATCACCTCTTCCGAAAAGATCAGAACAGATTCCTTTATAGGGAGCCTCATAAACGGACATCTTTTCTTTTTCGTCACCTGGGAGAAATCCTATGGATCTGGTGGGAACCGCCGACCTAAAAACAATAATTTTGTCATATTCATTAGAGTACACCAATTCTTGTAAGCAAAGATAGAATAATAAAAAAGTTTTGCCAGTTCCAGCAGATCCTGAACAAACTATATTTTTACCATCATAATAATGATTGAATACCTTTCCTTGGTTTTCTGTCAATGGATGTATTTCTTTTAATTGCATTTGAGTCATACCAGTATTTGGTTTCCTCTTTTGCTTTCTTATAAAAGACACATTTTCCATTGATTCTATTTCGTTGCTCTTTAGATACTTGGTGTTTAGTTTTTTGGACATACATTTCCTTTGTGTAATAAAAAAGGGCAATAGTGTCTATTGCCCTCTTTAGGTTTGTTAAGAAAAAACTGACACTCTATTCATTATTATTCAATAATACCATTAAAATAATTATCTGTCATTAGTCCCACCTAGAACTCATGTTATGTAATGGGTTTGCCTTTTTGATCCTATCTATTACTCCTTCTTTAAAATCGAGAGGAGGTTTACGAATTCCTAGTGAAACAGAATCTTGAAAATTTAACGTTGCAAAATATTGCTCTTTATCTGGGTTATCTTTTTTGAAATCTTCCCATTGAGAAATTGACATAAACATTTCAGTCACTTCTCCTGTATTTTTGTCTCTAACATCGTATACTGGCATTTATTTCTCCTTTTAAATATTTATAATTTCTTGAATATCTTTGAATTAACCGATCCTCTATCCCACCAATTAAGAAATTGAGCAAGTCTTACAAATATATTACCAATTACAATCATTCCCAAAGAAACTAGTCCGGATAATAAAAAAACTGCTTTATCTACATGTCCGATTTCAAAAACGAATCCTACTATAGAAACGAGCAACATCCATGCTCCCCATCTAATAGGAATTAAACCCATTAAAAACAAAAATTTAATAGGTTTACTTGATCCTTCGTATGTAAACTTTGCAGTTTTTTTTCTTGCCATTTAGGTTGTTAATATCTCATACCATTCCGGTATTTCTCTGGAATTAACTTTACCAGACCACTTTGCCAGATGTTGTTTTGATTTTAGATAATAATTTCTATAAGAAGTTATAGAATCTTGTTTGATAATATATTCAGAAGGCATCGCTGGAGTAGGTTCCGTGAAATTACCAACTGAAATATTATTAGGGTATTTGTATAAGACTGAGACTAGTCCAGAAGACTCACATTTATGAACTCGTCCATATCTGTATGTATATTCTTCACAGAGTTCAACCAACAAGTTATGAAGGTATCTATAGTTGCTGCTATATTGCCTACACCAAATTGCAGAGGGATGATTAATGTGGGTTGCACTATAAAGTATAGAATCTCTTTCATCGTTTAATTTCCACCGTGTTTGTTTACGACCAGATTTAGATTGTCCAATTGTTTCTTTTCCATCTAATACTCTATGAGCAGTCGATAGCAATTGGGAATATTCTAGAATCATTTTTACACAATGTCTATCATTGTGCATTTGCGCACATTCTTTTACGTTATTTGATAAATAAAAAATGTTCATACTATATTATTAATCAATGTTATCATTAAAATTCTATAACGCGGATTATAGATTATATAAGAAACTTTATTGATTTTGTTTATTTCTAACAAAACGAAATTTATAAATTTCCTACTGATAAATCATACCTCATTTTCGTCAGAAAGTAAAGTCAATCCGTAAAATTCTACGGCACTCAATGCAGATTCTTTAGAATAATAATTCATAAACATCTTTTTTCCTTTAAGATGTGGTTCAAAAAGAACCCATTGACCGCCATAAGGAGTAACATCGTTTGGAATTTGTTCTAGAAAAACTTTTGTTCCT